AGACCTACTTACCACATGACCTAATCACGATTGAAGACCCTGAGCACGTAGAGGTCAATGGCGAAGGGAAACGCATTTTGGTTCAGCTTAACAAAGAATTTACCTACAACGGCGAGCCTGTCAGCGCATTTGTGACAAATGGCTCCCTAGAGCAAAACGGAACTGGGGTCGCTTGGAAATTTGAAGGGAAAGAGTAGAGGTGTGTATGCAAGATTTGGTATTACAAGATTTACTCGATCACCTCAAAAATCTATCGTATAGTCCGTACATTCATTTCTTTTTCTGGTTGATGGTATTGGATATTGTGACTGGTTACATCAAGGCATTTAAGACTAAGAGATTTGATAGCAAGGTAGGAACAATGGGATTGATTCGTCATTTTGTTGTATTTCTCGTCATCTTACTTGTTGCTATGTATTCACGTTCACTTGGTTTTCGTAGCTTCGGTATTGCTTGGACAATGTTCTTCTCGTTCAATTATCTGTTTTCAGTAATTGAAAATTGGGAGATGATTGGACTAGCATTTCCAGAGGTTTTGAAACCATACATCAATCAGATTAAGAAGGATAACGCAAGGAAGATTGGCCAATTATTGGTCAATATCGACCAAAAAGACAAAGTAGAAGTAGAGGAGAAAGACAATGCAACAAATCAATGAAATTATCACAAATGGAGCAGTAAGTATTGCAATTATTTTGCTTGGCATCGCAGTCAAATCGGTCAAGGACTACCTCATTAAAGAGGGTGGTGAAAAGACTGTCAAGATCGTTGAGATCTTGACCAAAAACGCAGTCAATGCCGTGGAACAGGTATCTGCTGAAACTGGGTTCAAAGGCGAAGAGAAGCTGGAGCAAGCTCGCGCTAAGATTCGTGCTGAGCTTAGCAAATATAACATCAGCATGACTGACAAGGACTTGGACACATTCGTTGAATCTGCTGTGAAGCAGATGAACGAAGCGTGGAAAGGAGAACAATAATGGATATTGATACAAGTAGGTACAGAGAAGGACTTCCTCAGATTGGTTATGCTCCTTATCGTCAAATTCACGCTCATTCTACTGGAAATAAGAAATCAACTGCCCAAAATGAAGCAGATTACCACATGCGCAGACCTGTCGAATCCGGCTTCTTCTCACACGTTGTTGGGAACGGACGTGTGATGCAGGTAGGACCAGTAAATAACGGTTCTTATGATGTTGGCGGTGGCTGGAATTATGAAACGTATGCAGCAGTCGAACTGATTGAAAGTCATTCGACTAAAGAAGAATTTATGGAAGATTATCGTCTGTATATCGAATTGCTTCGAAATTTAGCAGATGAAGCAGGGCTTCCTAAAACGTTGGATTCGGACGCATTGGAAGGTATTAAATCGCACGAATATTGTACCAACAATCAACCTAACAATTATAGCGACCACGTTGATCCATATCCTTATTTGGCAAGCTGGGGCATCAGTCGTGAGCAATTCAAGCATGATATTGAAAACGGTCTTGAAATTAAAAAAGGATGGAAAGAAAATTCTACTGGTTGGTGGTATGTACGTTCAGATGGCTCTCATCCAAAAGAGAAATTTGAAAAAATCGATGGTACCTGGTATTATTTTGACGGTTCTGGTTATATGCTCTCGGATAAGTGGAAGAAGCATTCAGACGGCAAATGGTACTATTTAGACCTTTCAGGAGCCATGGCCACTGGCTGGAAGAAAATCAATGGAAAATGGTATTACTTCGATACGGAAGGAGCAATGGTCACTGGTTGGGTTCAATACAAGGATAAACTATACCATCTCAAAGAAGAGAATGGCGCAATGTCTTCAAAAGAACTTGTCCAAGTTGAAGGCGGCTGGTACTACGTCAACGAGGATGGCAGTCGTTCAGACAAACCAGCGCTTACTGTATTACCTGACGGTTTAATTGTTACCACAAAATAAAGAAAGGAGATTCTATTTTTCTTCTTAATAACCCGCAGGCAATAGCTTGCGGGCTTTTTTGTTTGCAATGCAATAATAAAAGCAGTGACCGAAATCACTGCTTATCAGCTGTAGCAAATTCATAAAGTTTTTCTGCTGTGAGAAGTGCCATTTTGTCCATGCTTGTTTTTCCTTTTCTTAGATCAGAAACAGTAGTCCACGGAACTCCAGCGCCTTGCGAAATAGCAGACGTAGAAATAGAACTGTTAAGTAATTCTTGAATAACTTTTCTCATATTATTTGTCCTTTTTATTTTTTAAATAGATATATACATTGACTACAATTATAAAAATAGCTATTGCACTAACCATTGCTTTTCCTCTTTTCATTTGATAAAATAGAGGTGTAAGGGGCTTTCGCCCCTACCTCTTAGCGTTTACCTTTT